ATTTTTGCGGCCTTTGCTGCAGGTACGCATTTCGGATATTTTCTCTTTGAACCTTTTGCAGAGGTGCGACCGCAAGGCTGAAGTTTTCCATCCTTCTTAGGAGCGCCAATATCAACCCATCTGTCTTTGTACCACTGCGTCAGGCTCATGCGTATTTCCCGCCGCGCTTTTTGTATTCACGAACCAGCCAGCTATTTGCGTAAGCTGATGGATAAACATCAAACTTTCTTTTTGCTGCGGCTTTTACTTGCGCGTAAAGTTTTGGGTTTTTTGGCTTTGGGGACTTCTTGGGGGGCATCACAAGCCTCAGAGTTTTTGCAACGTTTAGGAGTGACACAGCCAACGCAAAGGGAGAATTGCGAGGCTGTGCTTTTAGGTTTTGAAAGGTGTCTTACTAAATACATTATTTAGAGCAGTATTTTCCGAGCTTCATGTTAGCTGGCTTTTTCTTGCTGCCCTTTTTTTTACCGTATGCCATTACCATTTTTCCTTTGCCGACCAGTAAGCCGCAGACATTTTGCCTTTGGCGATGTTTTTTCCATGACGCGCTTTAAAAGACTTCCGCTTCATCTTTGTAGCCTGGCTCTCACCCTTTTTAGGAGCGCCAGCGGTCTTTGCACCCTGCTCGCCAAAACGAATCGTCTTTATCTTGTCGCCTTCTTTTGCAACAACGATATGGCTCTTTTTAGGGTGGCTTGGTGTTCTGCGGGGCTTATTATAGCCGCTAACACCCGCTCTTTTTAATCGGGGGTCTTTTTCAGACATTTATTTGCCTTTTAACCGCATCTCCAAATCATAATCCCTGCGCTGCTTTGGCGACATGGCGTCATAGTTTACCGCAGGCTTTTCTTCGGCAACCTTAATTACAGGCTCCGCTTTTTTGACAGGCTTTACGTCTTTTTTAGATTTAATCAATGTCTTTTACCTCAATCGTTTTCACAATCTCGTTAAACTGCTCTGCAGTGTATCCAGCTTGAGTTGCGCAGTTTGTTGCCGCGATAAGACAAGCGTGCATTAACTGCTCCCACTCAATCTCTGCGGTCATATAAATACCGTTCAAATTGCATATCAGGGCAACCAAAGCAGTTTCTATTTCTTCTTCTGCGGTGCCTCTTGCAACAGGGTCAAACTCAATATTTAGCTCACGACCGCTAGGAAACTCTACAACGTTGTCGCTCATACGACCCACCGCATATCTGGCTTAACAGAACCTTTATTATTCCATCTAGAAACGCCGCCCAGAGCTGTCGCGCCGTCCAAGCTAAATGTCAGGATAAAAGCATCCGCAACGTCAGGGCTACGCTGCCCACGCCGCTTCATCTCATCCTTGCTTTCAATCTTTAGCTTACCCGTTGACTGATACTTATAACGCACCGAAGTGACTTCACTTATAAGCGTCTCATCATTCGGTATCTTACAATCCCGCGCCTCAAACCACTCTCTAGCATTCCAGAACAACTCGTCTCGCAGGCGGGTGAACTTATCCTTCAAAGAAGGGCTTTCAGAAACCGATATGCTTACAGCGGGCAATCCAAGCTCTGCGAGCCTGTCAGCCAAACCACCGCCAACGCCAATCGCATCAATAAAAATGCTTGTAGGGCGCAACGTATATGTTGTCGCCTCATACTCCGTCAGGATGATACCCGCCAGTTCCATAAGGTCTTTGCCCTGCCACGTCTTGCATGGCTCTAAAACAACCTGCCCCTGTCGCTTGCAAAGGGCTGACCTATCTCCACCAAAACGCGCAACGTCCAATCCCCATACAACCGGAGTTGTCGGAGAGGACTCAATATCACGCTTAGTAGCATCCTCAACCAAATGCAAAGGCAACAGAACGTCATCGCTCTGTGTAGGGAACTCGCCGTGAACACGAACCTTTGTAATATTTGAGTCTGGGCCGTACTTAGCGACCATCTCATCCACAAACTTTGGATCAACAGTATCAGCGTCCTTACAGGACACCGTCATGCATTTGAAATGCTCTCTGTTAGAATGAAACGCGTCATAGAAAAACCCTGTTGCTCTAGTGGGGTTTCCTGTAAGCACCGTCTTAGCATTTGGGGTACTCATTGCACCCTCGCCAACTTGGAAAACTACGTCCGGCACACCAGATGCCTCATCTACCACAATCAGCATATTATCACTATGAAAGCCCTGTAAGCTCTCAGGATTCTCTCTGCGGCTCACACGGAAAGCACAAAAGCTATCCGAACTGCCAGAAAGCGAAATCTTGTCCTTTGTAAACTCAAGCTGGCTGCGAAAACCTTCCGGCATCTTACGCGCCCACTTATCAACCTCTGTCCACAAAATATCATTTAACTGATGCGCCGTATTAGCCGTCGCAACAATCTTAGTGGGATAGCGCGTTAGCAACCACCAAAGAACTAGCCATGATAAAAACGCAGTCTTACCAACACCATGCCCGCTCTTAATAGCGACCTTATCATTGCTCGCTATGGCCCTCAAAGCGTCCGTCTGCCACTTCTGCGGCTCCGCTCCTATAACATGCCTGACAAACATCTCAGGGTCGTTTCTGAGTTTCAGAAGCGTGTCCTGTAGTTCAGTCAATTGCCCGCCCCAATCCCAAAGCGCGTCTGGGAGATGCGCTTCTGCCAAAATAATTTTCGTGCCGGAGTCCCTATGCTTCCCAGATGCAAAGGGGGGGTGTTCTTTGGGGGGTATCACAAGACCTGCCCCCGCGCGTTTTTATAGGGGGGGGTATATGCCAACCACCTACAAAAGCTGTGTATATTTTGGCGATACTCTGGCGATACACACCGCAAACCCGCAGTATATATAGCGTTTCGTCAGGCTATGTAACTAACGACCTAATGAACCGCTGCTGAATCGTCGCCCTCTGCGTCGCGTGCGCGTAGTTTTAACGGTAGCTTGCTAGTACCCTCAACAGTAGTACCTTCCACCACCTTACCCTGCACAGCCTTCAAAGCATCCACATAGCTTCCCTCTGCGCTATGAGACACTTCCATTCTATCGCCATAATTCTTCGGTGCCATACGAGCCGCAGACCACTTCAATCCGTCTATTGCTGCTCTTAGCATAGAGCTGTCCTTATACTTACCCTGCAAGCCAGCAAGCGCTACCTCTGCAACTAACTCCCCATAATAGTTGCCGCGCTCTTCTTTAGCCTTCTCATACTGTGCGGCGAAAGCCGCATCATTTTTTACCCACTCATTAACAGTCTTGCATGTCGGCATGCCCTCTTGCTTGCACGCCTGCACAGCAGAACGCCCATTACGGATAGCCTCAAGAAACTTCTCAACGACTTCCGGTGTCTTTTTGCTGTTAGTTTTGTGCGGTCTTGCCATGACTATTAAACGTCTCTCCTGATTCAAGATGCGTTGCTTCTTGCCCTGTAAACTCTTGCCAGCGCCTTACAATCACATCCACATACTTCTCGTCTAGCTCATTGATATAAGCATATCTTCCAGACTTCTCAGCCGCTATAAGCGTGCTGCCAGAGCCACCAAACAAGTCCAGAACTATGTCTGCGCCTTTTGTGTTGTTGAGTATCTGATACTCCATAAGCTCAACAGGCTTCATAGTCGGATGCACATCACTTCGCTTCGGGCGATTGAATTTAAGTATTGTTGTCTGCTTCCTATCGGACGACCAAAGATGACTCGCACCTTTTTTCCATCCATATAAGCAAGGCTCATGCTTCCAATGATAGTCCTGTCGGCCCATCACCATTGTGTCCTTATCCCAAATAAGGCACTGGCGCACTTCCCAATCAATATCGTGGCAAGCGCCTCTGAAGTTATAACCCTCGCTGTCGGCGTGCCAGATGTAGAACACAGCGCCTTGCTTCATCACGCTGTCTGCAGTGCTAAAGCTATCGACCAAAAACTGACGGAAAGTATCATCAGACATCTTGTCGTTTTGTATCTTCAAAGCGTCTTTTGTTTTGCCAGTATAATCTACGTTATAAGGCGGGTCTGTTAAGACCATATCAGCCAAAACGCCGCCCATAAGTTTTTCGATATCTGTCAGAACGGTTGCATCACCGCAAATAACTCTGTGCTTGCCTAACAGCCACACGTCGCCTTTAACACTGATAGGCTCTTCTGGCATATCAGGCACATCATCAGGGTCTGTAAAACCGTCATCAACTTTGTGAGCCATAGCTAACAGGCTATCAATCTCGTCAGCTTCAAAGCCCAAAAGGTCTGTGTCATAGCCCTGATCTAGAAGCTCTTCTATCTCTACAGCGAGCATTTCCTCATCCCAGCCCGCATTCAAAGCCAGCTTGTTGTCAGCTATGACATAAGCCCGCTTCTGCGCCTCTGTGAGGTTCTCTAGCGTAATAGTCGGCACTTCGGTGTAGCCCAAGCGCTGTGCTGCCATGAGCCTGCCGTGACCGGCTATAATCGTGCCAGTTTCATCGACCAGTATCGGATTAGTCCACCCGAACTCTTTAATGCTTGCGGCGACCTGTGCAACCTGCTCATCGCTATGTGTTCTGCTGTTGCGTGCGTAAGGCGTAATCGCCGTTGCATCAACATAGTTGATTTGAATCCCAGACATAAAAAAAGCGCCCATTACGGCGCACCCATCAGTTCCAACTCTAGAAAAACGGTATCACAACCGCCCCCGCACGTCAACTCTATGCGCATATATGCTTGCATTACTTTACTAAAAGGCATATATATGAGCATATATGAGTCTTTAAGCTGGGAGAATATAATGCAATATTGGGTTTCAGAAATTATCAACACAATTTTATTTGTCGTGATGATGTGGGCGTGGCTAACAATCCTGTTCATGGTTTTTGGCTAGATGCAGGAAGTTGAATGCCCTGATTGCGCTGGCGATTGCCAAGTGGAGTATCTCGTAAATGTGCCGGACTATCGCTATGGCGGTGAGTCAGTTGGCAAATGGATGGACTGCGAAACCTGTGACGGGCGCGGTGCTATTGAGACAGATTGCGAGGAATCTTAACTGAGCGCAGATTCTTAAAAGCCTCTGTTAAATGGTCTAAACTCATGCGCAATATTTCAGTCGCTGCCTTTGGGTTGCGGCTGTTTTTCTTTGCCCACTCCGGCGCACTATAATCATGCACAATGATGTCCTCAACACAGCCAAAGCTCTCTGTGCCTAACATCCATTTCAGCTTAAAGTAATCCATCAAAGCGTTGGCGCTATATTCGCTCATATCGCCGCCTGTGCCTTTAGGCATACCGTCTAGGCTACCAGTCATCTTCTGGTTACGACCTGCCGCCCTGTAAAGCGCTAAAAGCTGTTCTGCTGCCATGTGCTGAACAAGAGTTATATGCCCATGCTTGAGATAGTAATCAGCCCAGCGCTGGTCTGTGACGCGGGTGCGCTTCTTACCCGCCAGCGCAGTCTCAACCTTCTCAACAGAGTGGTGACTTAGAAAATGCTCGTTTGGCTCTACACGGTTCTCATCATCCATTATACCACCCTTTCTGCGAAGCCAGCCGAAGCACATCAGGTCTGTTCATTTTATAGAAATTAAAGTTTGCGCCAAGCACTCTGCTATCAAACTCCTCTTTAGATGAAGGCACCCACTTCTTAGTCACGCCGAAGTTTTGCGCACCTGTAGAGTTTGTTAGCTCCTCATCATCCCAGCGGCCCTGAGATAGCCATGTAGTAGGGTGCAGGATAAATTGCTGTTCAGTACCGTTTTTCTTAATAGTCTGGCTGTAAGCGGATATCTGATTATGTAGCTTTTCAGCGCCGACCTCTTTGTAAGCAACCTTATAAGCGCGATATGCTGCCTTCTTCCCTACCTTCTTAGGCACTAAATTCCAAAACTCTTCAAATGAAGATTTGATCATATTATTATTGTTAATATCGTTATCTATAGTTTGGAGGACATCAGGTGTCAGGGTTACCCCGTCAGGGGTGTCAGGGTTACCATGACATCTAGTGTCAGGGTGACATTCTGTCAGGGTAGGTAAAAAGTAGCGATTAGTCTGTGGCGCATTATGTAAAATCTGCACATATCCAAGCTCTGCCAGCATCGAAATCTTGCGCGTTACTGTGCGCTCTGTGCAGTCTGCCATCTCAGATAGGCGAGATATGCTGGGCCAAGCGTAGCCCCTGTCCTCATTATATTTATCTGCAATGCCTAATAAAACCAGCTTTGCTGTTGGGTCATCTAGCCTCTGCTCAAACGCCCACGTCACAGCCTTTATGCTCATATCAAGTCTCCCATTTTTCTTAAAGCGTCTTTCGGCACAAAGTATGCGGCACCATGCCCGCCATGATCCTTGCGCCATTGAAGTTGTTTTTTCGCTTCTTCTGACTTGATCCAACCCCACACGCGAAAACGCGGTGAAAGACCTGTAACTAAAATGAACACCCTTCCATCTGGGTCGCCGTCACGAATAATCAAATCGTAATCGTGATTAGACCTCGTTCTTACTTCCCAACCTGTGCTGTCTATGTCGCCGCCAGATTTGAAAGTATTGATGCTGCCGCCCCAATATTTCCCCATGCATTTTGCAACCGCGACCTCTCCACAAGCGCCCTCGATATGCGCCTGCCATTCCCTTCCAGATATCTTGCTGGTGTAACCTCGCTTAACAGCAGAAATATTGCGCAACCGCCCCGCGTCAGAAGCCATAGCCAATTCATAATCGGTTAGCGTGACCTCAATCATGCCTGCCTGCCAGTAAATCAAAAAAGTCGCCCATATCGAGGATGACCATTTCTTTTTTATTATCTGCCTTAATGATGAGCGCATCGTTATCGCCCATCCAATCATATATCTGCTTGAAGCCGTTGGCCCTGCATTTAACCTCTATTGTCCAGCGCTCTTTGCTGTTAGTTTTGCCGACTACAATATCGCCTTTAATAGAACCGCCACCTGAGAGCGGCACGCGGTAGCTGGCATCTAAGCCATGCGCTAAAGCCTTCAGCCGGACGTTGTTTTCAGTGCGATAGCCCTTATCCCGCTGAGACTTACCCATCCTGCTTGACCCAATCGGTAATCGTTACCTCGCCATCAGTGAGCAGGTGGATTTGCAGGATACGCTTGCCAGATGGAACAGAAAGCTCATAAATCCATTTATGGACGGTGGCTTGGCACACCTCGCATTGCTTTGCGAAATCGCTCTGACTCATCTGCTTGGATACTAGATATTGGCTTAATTTCATTTGATGCCCACTATATGCTGTATTTATTATTAGGCATATTTACGCATCTATGCGTATGTGTCAAGGCACAGAAACCCCCAATATATAAAAAGACTAGCATTTATGCCATTTTAGGATATGGTGTTTATGCGTAATAGTAAAACAACAGGAGTTTTGATATGACAATGTTCACATGCACTTGCCGTTGGGAAAACATTCCAACTGCACCGCCAGTCAATTCATGCCAAGCAAGGCATCTAAAAAAACGGCTAAACAGAAGATTATCTTCGTGCGGCACTCTTTC